AGTTTGTCTAGGGATATGTCGGGTCGGACGGGGGTGACTTCGTCCTGAACTTCTGCGTCCATCGTTAGCTCCATTTTGTTTTTGGTTGGTCAGTATATCACAACATTTGACATTGTCAAGTACTTTCAGAAATAATTTCTTGTTTGTACAGGTCAATGATCTCGCTGTGGTTTGCTACGTTACCCCGTAGTAGGGAATACATCCTTCGCTCAACTTGACTACCACTGAGGTGGACGATAGTCATTGCATTAACTTGACCGGGTCTGTCAATGCGAGCGTTGGCTTGGAGGTATGTTTCTACACTAGTACACGGAGCGTACCAGATGATTGTGTCGGCGGCAGTTAGGGTTAGTCCGTGAGATGCGGCCTGAGGCTGGATGATTAGAACCTTTGGTTGCGAGTTGTTTTGGAAGTGCGTAACTATGTCGGAACGTCTATTGACAGAGACATTCCCATTGATAATTTCATTGGTTATGCCGTGCTTAGTTAGATACTTTTGTAGCAATTCAATCGTATGCGTAAAGGGTACGAACACCAATACTTTATTGCTAGTCTCATCTATAACCTCATGCACCACCTTGAGTCGGCTTGATACATCAAACTCTAAGACTTCACCCGTGTCGGTATAGACCGCGCCGCCTGAGATTTGTAATAGCTTGTTGATTTTTACGGCAGCATTGACTGCGGAGATTTCTTCCCCGTCGGCCTCAATCAGCATCTCTTGCTTTAGCTTTTTGTAATACACCAACTGTTGCGGGGTTAGTGGGGCATCACGGTCAATGAATGTCACAGGCGGTAGGTCTAGGCAATCCTTCTTCTCAAACCTGATCGCGGGTTGTAGAGCTTTATGCACGATTTGCTTAGCCACGGGGCGTGGTATCCACCGATACTCGCTAACCTTCTCCATAACTAAATCTTTAAACTGCGATACAAATATAGGCACAGCCGTTGGGTTGACTAGCTTTGCCAATCCGAAAGCATCCACAGGAGATTGAGCCGCTGGTGTTCCGGTCAACATCCATAAACCCTTGACGACTTTCATTACGTCACGCAGGTCTTTCCACCGCACAGTCTTATTGTTCTTGTAGGCTGACGCCTCGTCTACGACAACTAAGTCAAAGCCACCATCCATAACTTCTTTTTTAACTATGCCTACACCGTCGAAGTTGATGATGACGAACTCGTTGCCCGCATTAACAATCTCTTTACGCTTTTTGGCTGAGCCATAAGCAATCGACACGGTGCGATGAATGGCAAACTTGAACAAGTCTTGTTGCCATGCGGACTTCATGATTGACAGCGGGCAAATCACTAACACTCGCTTCACTAACCCTAACTGCATGAGGTAATCAACTGCCCATATAACTGATGCCGTTTTACCTGTGCCCTGCTCGTTGAAGCAGAACGCTTTGCGGTTATTAACTAAAAACTCTGATGTTGTCTTCTGATGATCGAACGGGGTGAACCCGTGAGGACGGGGCCACTCATACTCTGATAATTTCATTTTTTCTTTCGCTCTCTCGTGCTTACTTCTGATACAACTTTGTGGTTTGACCCACGCTTGAATGAGCGGTTAACAGATGCGCTCTCTAAGCGCACACCGTTTTTGTTTGACCCACCTTTTGATAGTGCCATACGATGCGCGACATCTTTACCTTCTCTAACATCTGCACGACCATCTTTATCACGGTCAGGGTTCTTCTTGTCAATGTTTTCTCTAGCACGCTGACGCTCTAAGCGTTCGTCGGATTCGCCTCGAGCAACTTGTTGTTGGTATTCTTTTTTATATGGACGGGGTTTGTTCACGTATGGCATGGTTAGTTCCTGTTGTATTCGCATGATTTCACTGCACAGAACTTGCACAGCGGGCCTTGTATGGGGTTCCATACTCCATTGTCCAACGCCGCCTCAATTCTTGCAACGTCTCGTGCTGGTTTCTCTATGTACTTATCTAGCATCTCTCTGTGGTGCTCGGCACGAACGAACTCTTTAGATACGGTGAAGATCAAAGCAGACTTCACTCGCCCGATCTCCGGAAACTTGGCGAAAAGCCCACAGGCCACCAAATCCAATTGCTTTACGTCCGCATATCTCGCACTCTTGCTTGTCTTGTAGTCCGCTGAGTGCGCTAGACCCTTCTTCCGATTGATAACTACCAAGTCGGCTATCCCATGCCACCAAACATTCGGTGCATTGAATTCGCAAGACTCCAAGTTCTTGGTCAGTCCCAGTTTCACTTCGCATAACTTCTCTCCTTCAATTCTGTTGAGGGCATCCAGTGTGTCCTTCATATACTCGAACGCGGGCGGTATAGGTTTGCCGTCCTTGATGTATTCCTCTGCCACAGTATGTGCAGTTTTGCCGTACAACGTAGCTGTTGTGTCAGGCTCAACAATGTCTTTAAGTATCTTGGTGTGGTGATACTTGCGCGGGCACTGCTGAAATGTCTTTAAGCTACTGAACGACCAAACAATATTCATCTTTTATCCTTGTATCTATCCCACAACTCTAACGCTAACTTGCGCCATAGGGCTCGAGCTTCTTTGTGTTCAGCACATCTTGGGCAGTCATGTGGCTCGTACATAGCACGCACCATCTCTTGCTTTACTTTACTTCTACGCTCAATCTCGTTGAAGGCTTCGTCTTCGGGTGTCATCGATTGCTCCTAAAAAATAAATCAATACGTGACTTAGCCATGTCGTACAGCACAGGAAGCGTTATGCTCTTCAACCTTTTCTTTACCGAAACACATGAATTAACCATGTGTTGCACATCCTTGCTAAACGCAACGCGCTCTAACTCAACGCGGTCTTGGCATTTAAACCTAACAAAGTACAAAGGGTCACCTCGGGTTATTGTTATCGGTTTCCTGTAGTCTTTGGGCACGAAAGAAAAATCAACAGGGCGAATCCATTTACCAATATCAAAAGATGCGGGTAGAAGATGTGTATTTTCTATGGAGGGTGAATTCAACAAGAAGACAGGTAATACTTCCATCTCCAAAGATTCTTTTGCGTAGAACAAATAAGTTGGGGGTAGCCCTACTGTTTTATCTTCTCTGATATGGCTAAATGCTTCGTAATAAGTTTGGTCCCATCCGTAACCAGTAAGAGTAATACTAGCTGAACCATCTTTGTTTTCACCGATATCAATTACTCCACTCATAGGGGCAGTGATAACAAATGTATTTCTGTAAAACGCTTGTGTAGCGGGGCACTGCAAAAACACATGGTCTTTGTATGCCGTGGCTATTTCTTTGGCTAGAGACTTTGGTTCACCAAACAAAATATCTGCTTCAAACAACTCTTCTCCTTCTTTGCTTTGAGTTGTTGTTGGAGTCCAATAAACAGTAGTCATGTGTTCTTATCCTTTAATTTGGCTTCAACTTCAAGAATCAAATCCCAACTACCTAATTTCATTTCTGAAAGTTCTATCATTTCTCCGTTTGACAACCCAACCCAAGGCTTCTTGTAGTCTTGGATGTCATCATCTTCTTCTGCTTTTAATTCGTACTCTATTTCTATGCGACTAGTCATGCTTGTCCCCTTGCTCTGATTGCTTTGGCGTATCCATCAAGTATTGTTGCTGTGTAATTTTGAAGCCATACATCGCTTTTAAGTCCGCTCAAATCTGTTAACTCAAACAACTTTGCACACGCCTCACGCTCAAGAGCAACTGCTACATCAACTGCTTTCTCAGCCGCTTTCATTGCGGCATCAGTTAATCGCTCACGCTCTTTCTCTGCTACCAGTTTGGCAAAAGTTTCAAGTTCTTTTTTATGAAAGTCAATTACAGGACCACGAATACCCACTTGTTTAGCCATCTCAATGATTTCATCTTCTTTAGTCATCTTCTGTTTCTCCCCACATTGCTTCGTCAATTAACTGACGCTTTACTAACTCTAATACGCCAATCACAGTAGATGTGTATAGCGTCTCGTCATACTTGTGTAGCACTTCTAGCAGTTCCTCTGCCAAACCACCCGCAATTTGTCCTTGGTTAAGAATCATGTTTACCCTCCGTGCGCTACTGCGCTATCTGCGTAGTCGGCTTTCTTCTGATACTTCGGCTCGTGTACCGACAAGAAGAAACATGTGTCACCTTCAAATCGTACTGTGTCGCCACGATAAGTCCATGCCCACTTTGGTATCCCTATACCTTGCGTAATAAATGCAAAGCCCTTAGCAGTTAGTGTCCACTCACCATCTACCCTAGTTCTACTAGCCAAACCCCAGTAGCGTAGCTTTTGAAAGTTAGTCCATTGTGTTCTTGTGATACGCAAAGCACGCAAACTAACAGGGCCACCGCCCGCAGAGAATAGTTCGTACAACCCATGCGCCAAACCTTTGTTGAACACATGCCGATACTCAACCATCTTCGCGTCGCAATGAGGGCAACGCTTCTTAACACTCGCCGTAGCTTTTTCCATATCCCGCCTCACAGTTTAAAGGTAACTCTTGTGCCCACTTGGGGCGTAGCCGCATACATAACTCTACGTATTCCACAGCAGTCGCAACTTCCTGCTCCGGGACAATCAGTGCAATCGCATCATGCACTGTCATTACTACTTTATATTTCTTAGCAACCATGAGCATTTGCTCACCGATGATGATTCGGGCTAGTGCTTGGCAGACGTTCTCGATTAACTTACCGCCATAGATTCGGTTGGGTATAACTGCTTTGCCCTTCTTGGTGTCGTATACAAGTTCGGCCTTCTCGCTGTCCTCAGCCTGATACATACGTAAGTTGGGGTATCGAATATATAACTCGTTGGGTAGGTATACGCCTTGCTTGCCGTGAATCTGCAAAACACCGCCCCGACCTAGCTGAGTCATTTGCCCTTGGAGTATGGCTTTGAGCGCATAGCCCGCATCTTTCCATAGTTGAGTAATTTTCGGATATGTATTTCGGTACGTATTGATAATTCGCTGTGCTTCTTCAGCCTCAACCGTAACACCAAAATTTTTAAGTTGCGCTTGAAACTTTGTCGCCCCCATGCCGTAGCCCGCTCCAAGAATCGTCGTTTTACCGACAAAGCGCTCGTCCTTTGTAATCTCTTCGATTCTCTTGCCATAAATAGCCGATGCCATGATTTTGTATACGTCTTCGCCATCTTCAAATGCCTTTACTAAGTCGTCTTGCCCCGCTAACCATGCGAGTGTGCGGGCTTCAATCTGTGATGAATCTGAGTCAATCATCATGTAGCCTTGTGGGGCTCTGATCGCCCTCTTGAGCATTGACCCCCTCGGCAGGTTTTGTAGGTTTAGTTTGTCGTCTCCGCCCCATCGTCCAGTATGTGCCGCGTAATATCTAAGCGGGACGGGCATTGTGCCTCTGTCAGCAATACCAATGAATCGTTCTGTCCGTGTCTCTTCAATCGTAGACTTCATGCCTAGCCTTGCGGTAGCTAATGTTTGTACAACTGGGTTCACATGGTCAAGTAACTCTTTGAACCCCTCGTCCGTCTTAGCGAAGGCATAGGTTTCTTTGCCAGTAGTAGGGCTCTTTTTCATCGGGGGCACAACGCCATTCGCAAAAAGTAACTGGGCAAACTTTGGGTTGCTCATCAAGTCATCTTTATCGTAATGGGCAAGCAACTTAATCTTTGTGGACTGAATCAGGAGTAGGTGCTCGTCAAGCAAGTCCCCATCCAACTCGAGCGTAGGTTCAGTGAACATACGGATGGTTAGGTCAATTAAACGTAACTCCGCTGCGGGGAAGTCGTTACTCATAAGCAAGAATATGGAGTAGGTCAGCTTAACGTCGTTCTTGCAATACTCCCCATAAGTGGCTAGATGCGTAGGAGTAAAGTCCTCACGGCGCAGGCCCTTGGCATCCTCTACCTCTGTGCCCTTTATGCCAACATCGTAGTGCGTAGCTAATACTTTGAGGCTACCGCCCACCTCAGTACCGTGCAATGCACGCCCCATCGAGAGAGTGTCAAGCCAACCCTTGGGTTTGATGCCGTAGACCCAGTTCAAAATTGCCCCATCAAACATTGCGTTGTGGGCTAGGGCAAGAGAATTGTCCCAATCAAATTGGTCTAGGAACTGGTGCATGTCCTCACGGCTTCCGCTAAACCATGCTGGTTCACCATCGTTTACTTGTATTGAAACACCGATAACTTCAAAACGCTGATCCCGCACATACTCCTCAGTGGTCTGCTTGGCGAAACCTAGGTCGGCAGAGTAGTAGGTTTCAAAGTCGATTGTGAGGATGTTCATTTGTATCTGCCGTCCTTGCCTATTGGGGGTTGTATTTGTTGTGGGTCGTATTCGGACTCTTCCCCCATGTTTGCTAATATCGCTTCCAGAATCTTGTTCTCTAAGGATTCTTCGTTAATCACAAGCGTCCAACCGCCAGCTTTGTCGATTTCTCGTAGGTTCTTTTCTTGTAGCGCAGTAGGAACACCCCTACCCGCCTTGGCTTCAACGCCTAAGAAATATCCGTTGTGACACACAAGGAAGTCGGGCACACCGCTATTGCCTAACCCTGTGCCAATCGGCATAGCGTAGTAAGCCCCGTGTGCTTTAAGGATTGCTTTGATTTTGGCCTTGACCTTGGCCTCAGGAGTTTGTGCCATCTAACCCTCGAATTTGTTTTCAAGCGGTCAGTCTAACACAGTGATTTGACTTTGTCAACTACGGACAATAAAAAAGCCACCGATAGGTAGCTAGGATATACCCTAACAATGTTAGGGGGGTTGGGGGGTTGATAGATTACGTGCCCCCCGTCACGCTAAAGGTTCAAGCAGAGTGAAATCTCAAGGGGGACTCTGCTTGAGAAAGACACCGTCACATCTATCGGCTAGGTCATCCTCCAATTTACGATACCCCCTTAGATTAGTTCAGTTTCTCAATGGCTCGGCTGAGATACCACTGTGCCTTCTTCAAGTCTTCCAACTTGTTGCCCTTGTGGTCAGCGCGTGTTATGTATTTCACAACATTGCCAAGGTGATAGCCTAATTCTTTCGCCTCAATGAAGTCGATAGTCTCTATTCCACCTGCTTTGTAATGCGGAGGATGGTTGACCATGTCGGTGTGATGCGTAGAAACAATGTCTCTAGGTGTAGCACTCTGCATACGCTTTTTAGGTTTCGTGTGTTGATGCACTAACTCTTTCATGCGCTCGGGTGTTATCTGCGTGACTGTATCTACTGCGGTAGGTATCTTGGCATCACCCTTCATTTTGTGGACTACCTGATGCACATACTGCGGTATCAGCTTCAGTGCGTCTGCTACCTCTCGTGCTTTCGCAGTCGGGTGCTTAGCAATGTAGGCACGGATTTGTTGTGACTTGTTTGGTTTTGTGGCTGTAGCCATGTGTTAACTCCTGTTGGTTTGTTGTTTAACGAATTCAGTAAGAACTTCTCTCATCTTGGCTTGCTTTGTATACGCATAGTTTGTGTTGAAGTAATCCATCACATCCTTTGGTAGACGCAAGCTCGTGCAATAGAGTGCGGGCTTCTTACCAAGACCCCTACCCTTGCGTTTTGTTATTGGTTTTAACTCTTCAATTCCTGTTGTCATAGCAGTGCATCCTTAAAATCATTCTTAGTAAATTTTCGCTTTATTTTTTCTAACACTTTTGGGTCGGCTCGCTCGAATGGATTCCAGTCGTTTTTTATTATTAGCGAGATGGTTTCGTCTCTCTTCGTCGATTTCCTCTTGCGGGATAGCGACTTCTTTGGTTGTAAATCTGTGTTCGTTTGCACATTCTCTCCTTCGTATATGCCCAAATGTGGGCGATGTTGTTGTTTGCTTTACTAGTGTCCATGCACCGCATGTCGGGCACTTCATCTCCTTCTTATCCTCACTGCGCCCTTAGTCACTCCCCAATCTGTCGCTTGGTTTCTAACTGAGCGTTGCAAAGAATTCATAGCCATTCGCTTTCTGTTGGTCAAGGTTCTATTTCTCTCGTTGTTCATCTCTTTGTCAGGATTAGTGGCTTGCTCGGTTGTTGTGTATTTAGAGGTTTGCAACTTCTTCAGTAGGGCTACGTCATGCTCAGGTGCGTAGTCCCACAGTCGTCTGCTTATCTTCTCTAAATGTTGTGCAACATACGGACGCACTCGTATTTTTAGGGGGACGCCTTCTAGAGGGGTGCGCAGTAGTGGTTCTTCTCTACCAAACACTAAACGCCCCGTAATGCTTTTAAACATTTGCAATGCGTCCAAAAAGCATCCATCATTGCGCCATGTCTTTATCAGACACGCATCCCAGTATTCTTGGTCGGTGCTCATTCTTCCCTCGCTTTTAACATTGCGTCTGCTACCTTGTAAGCAAAATCTACAAGTTCATCAGTTGGATATCTGATGCCTGAGTTTTCTGACAACATCCCTTGCATAGCATGAGTAGCAAAGAAATCACGCAGGGTAATCGCAGAAATCATTTCATGGTCTTTCATCATCACTCCCCAACATAAATATTGCTACACCCACAATCACTACGATTGCACCACCAAGGCACATCAGCATTACCGCCCATGCAATTGTTTCTAGCATAGCCAACTCCATAACCCCACGGCTGTGAGACAAACTATTACTGCTATCCCTGCTAGGGTAGGCAAATCACTCTCTGCTCTATACGGGCCCTCTACTGTTAAGTAAGAGTCCGTGCGCCTGAGTGTTCGTGAATAGATTTCTGTTGTTTGGTTGTTATCTAACATTGTTATGCCCCTTCTGTTAATACTACAAAGATTTCGTCGTTGATACGACACCCTATGTCCGATACAAAGTGCTCGGCTTCAACTAACTTCAACATACCTAGCTTTCCTCGCATCTCTACGGGGAGCGTATTATCATCGTAAAGTTGCACATCTTGTCCAATCTTTACCAAGTATTTACCCTCATCCTTGATAACAAGTGCGGCTTTGTTATCACCAAACCTTTCACGGATTGATTCAATAGTCAACATGTCATCTTTGAACTTCTTGGTCTGCTCCATCTTCTTTAGCATGGGCTTCTTCTCTGCTTCAGGTAGTCCGTTTACATGCGCTAAGAACAAGTGAAAGCCACTACCCATGATGAATTCTTGCGCAGAGTTTTGCGTATCCCTCTCGGAGTAGCGATGCTCTCTACTTTTCTCGTGCGCTTGGTTGTTCATCACTTGCTTCGCCTTGTCATACGCCTTGTCGATACGCTCGTTGGGCTTGAGACGAAAGAACATCTTCTTCGCCATGAGCACCGCCTTGTCCACATCTCCTGTGCGGTATGACTCTGTGCGTTCTCTCTTATCACTAATGCGGTCGTTGGTAAGCGATAGTTTGAAGTCACCTCGGTAATACTGTCTACCAATCTTGCCAATAGTCTCACCACTATCAATCACACTGAACCCCACGGGCTTGTGCCCACTCAGGGTATCGGTAACGACGAACCGCCACAATGGATTCGCCATCGCTAGATTCATTACCAGTCTGCACATATCCGTAGGTGGGTCACCTATCGACTCCTGACCCAACTTCTTAGATACATCGGGATGCAACTCCACATTGCTCAATGCAAATAGATTCATACTTACTCCTAGTGATTCACTCATATCATTTCCTTTGTTTAATTACCAATCGAACTTACCTAAGATAGCATCTACCTTAGACTTCAATGCGCTCCGTGAGTCTGCATCTTCTTTGATACTCTCTATGTCTGCCCCTAACATTGTTAGTTCTAGTTGGCGTCGTGCTTCCTCTAACTTCGGGTCGTTGGTCACATTCAGTTTAGTTAGCAGTCCACACAACTCTATGGGGTTAGAGATAAGTGTGTCGTGGTAACGCTTCTTGGAATCATCACCCTCAATATCAGTCAACTTCTCCGACATTCCTACTAGCGTCTTATGCAGACGCTCCCACGGCTCACGCATAGCCTCGGCTAACCTGTCGCTGTATTGTTTCTCGTAGTCGTTCTTCATCTCCACTAAGTCATGCGCAGGTATATCTAAGCGGAAGTCACCAGACTCAGGTATTGGTTTAACTGCTCGTCTAAACCCGAACTTCAATCGCACCTCTTCAATCTCGGGATAGTCCTCTGCCTTATACATACTGCCTAGGTTGTTAGGTGCATCTGCAACAAGACGCGGATACTCAACAAAGAAGTTGGTGCACATCATGTTGAATGTCTGCTCGAACCCATTCATGGTCTGTTTGTATTCCATGAACAACTTGGTCGGTAACATACGCTCACCCTTGTCTGCCCAAGGCAATGTATGCTTGTTGTGATACAGACGAACACGCGCGGCGAAGTCTGATATGTCTTTGCGTAGGCTAGTCCCCGCAAATAGATTCTTCTTGGTCTGACTCGCACCTCTGACTGCTGACGCATCTGTATTGACCTTATCAGTTACCTCTCGGTCTAACTTAGACGCAGGCCATACGCTGATATTCAATTCCACTAATAACGCTGATGAACTAATACTCATTTGATTTCTCCTTTGTTGCCTAACATTGTTAGTTGCTGTCGATATGAATAGTTTTGCCGTTGTCGGCATCACCGTCATACCCACCCACGATGCACCACATTACAGGTGCAGTCCACTCACTACCCCAGTCACCACCTACATAACCATCGGTCAAGACAATCACGCACTCGGGCTGGATGTTCTTCTCTTTCAGATACGCTGATACACAAGACGGGCTCGTGCCACCACCACCCTTGGGCTTGGTAGAGTTAGGAATATCAGACGCGGTAGAACCTGAGTAAGTCTCATGCCCCGCTACCTCGCTATCCCAATACAACAAGTCCACGCACTCAGGGTTTACCTCTTCTGCGATACCCTTAACCTCGGATAAGAACTCTGTCAACTCATCACCACCAATCGAACCTGATGTGTCGATAGCAATAACCAAGTGACCTACCTTCTCACCTATCAGCGTAGGCATGTAGACACCAGTAGATAAGAATCTACGATTGACCTTGCGCCATGATGACTTGTCCTTTGCATTGCATGTTGACTTAACAAAGTCACGCAATACCTCACGCCAATTCACCTTGGGTTCAAGCAGTCCTTCCAACTCACGGTCTAGTCCACCACCACCAGTTCCCGCAATTTTGTTGCGTGCCATGATGCCTTGACGAATCGCTTGGTCAATCTCACGGGCTAGGTCTTTCTGTTCTTCGGCAGTCATCTCCTTCGCACCATCCCAATCGTGGTCATCGAACTCAGGGTCACCATCGCTAGGGTTACCCGCACCACCGCTACCACCAGAACCACCTTGACCTTTCTCCTTGATTAGTATGTCGAACACTTCCTTGGCGTTCATTCCACGGAATCGCTCATCAACTAAGCCCATTGGTTTGCCACCTAGTTTGTGTCCTTGTGGGTAGCGTGGCATGGCTATGACTGTCTCGTTAGGGTCTAGGTCTTTCAACTGGATGTTGATTACATAGTCACATGCACTGTTCGCTATCCTGTGGTCAATGTCGTGCAACTTGCGCCATGTAGTCAAGTGTCGATACATCTTGTGATAGTTCTCATGCGCCACCACAAAGTTCAACTCTTGGTCACGCAGTTCTTTGACGAACTTGCGACCATACGATTCATCTCTACCATTGGTGCACGCAGTAGGGATGTTGTCCACTACCTTGGTCTTACCAACCATCAAGATACCCGATAGCAATGCGAACTTGGGGTTACGCATCAAGCTAATCTTGGATTTCTGAACTCTTCTTTCCTCTAACATTGTTATGCTCCTTCTTAAAAATTTAATTCAATATCACGGGTCACATGCAAGATGAAGTCGGCGTTGTCTGAACGCTCTTCTTCTATATCATTCGCTTCTTCACCTAGACGCACGAACTCATACGCCCAAGATAACTGCTTGGCATCCGCCCCTTCCTTAGATTCAGCAAACCCTACGAACGCATGTGCAAACTCATTGAACTCTTGCACAAAGGTATAACTCTCATACCATTTCACGTCATCACACATAAAGTGGTAGCCCCACGCATTGTTTGCTTTGATAGGGGTAAGACACTCCCGCAACTCTTCGTTCTTCGGGAAGTTCTCATCCACATACAGTTTCAGCAAGGGTGCTTGCTCCTTCTCTCGTGTGTAGAACACGGCTTCAACTACGCTTCGATAGCCCATTACCTACTCCCTTCGTTAAGTAGTCCTGCAATCTTCTCGCACACAATCTTGCTCTCATGTCGAAAGACTGTGTCCCCATTGAATGTGTCCATATCACGAACACAGTAACCAATCACCTTCAAGTCGCTTTGGTTTTGGTCTGTCACCCACTGCACCCAATACCTGTGCTTGCCTTGGAGTCTTACTCCGTTACTCTGTGATGTAGATAACATTGTTAGAGCAAGTCCTGATTCTTAGCAACCCAAGCGGTGAACGCCTTGGCACTGAACGCTATGCTCTGCTTGGCTTGTGACTTCGCAATGTTGATAGCGAACACGGCTTGCCACTCAGCGTCGAACCGCTCGAGGTATTCCATGAACGCATCAATGGTGTCCTTCTCCACACGGGCAATCGCACCGAACACCACAATCGCACAAGCACCCGCACTTGTAGGTATCTTGGTATTCTTAGGGTCTTTGATAGTCGCTTCCCATGTTGGGAGTTGGTCTGAGAATTCGATATACGCTTGCATGTCTCGCGCACCTGATTCACCAATAGCACCAGTCAAAGCCGCGATTACTGAGTCGGCATCATTCTCTTTGCGTGACCTAACAATGTTAGAGGCTGTCTCCAATGAGCGTGGTGATACGAACGCAGTCATAGGCTTCTTAGGATTAAAGATATACGGGTTATCCGCCTGTCCACCATCCGTGTAACTTGCCAATACTTGTGGGAATCGGTTAACCCAAGCAATCACCTCGGGCTCGATACCCTTGCCGATAGCCCATTCAATCCACTGTTCTGCATCAGGCTTTTGTATTGTTACGGATACCAAGCGATTCATAGAGTGCGCCTTGAGTGAGTCACCCACCCCGTCTGTCGATTGATTACCCGTGAGGAATACGATTGTTTTCTTCTCGCCTTTCTTGGGGATAGGAATGTCACCAAGTCGGGGATTTGCCTTCTCGAACATGGGGTGAAGCATGTTCTTAACTGGGTCTGCGCCTTTCGTATACTCGTCTAGCATGATGACCAACGGCTTGCCTTCATGCAATTTGAATCGTGCATTAGGGTAATACCTAGTTGTCTTGGTATCGTGGTCGATGACGGGCATTGCAATATCACCGAGGTCTAGGTTGGGCACATCAATGTATGCGTAGTCATAACCTAGTCCGTTAGCGATACTCTCCAATAGGGAAGACTTTCCAATTCCAGGTTCGCCACGCAATAAGAACACAGTATCGGGGTTGGTTCTGATTAGGTTTGATGCTTGCTTCAAGGTAATGGTCTTACCAAAATTAACTTCTGACATATCTAACTCTCCTGATTTGCCATAACAATGTTATGGGCTTGGTTGATGAAACTAACACACAAAAATTTCTAACATGCGTATATTATACCACATTGTTACACCAATGTCAACTACTCTAGTTTGACTAGGGACTAGCGCGATGCTGACTCGGGCAACCATCTGTCGTATGCCCCTTTGGATACCGAACCAATCGGTAACTCTTTGCGCACCAATACCTCTTGGGCGTGGGCTTTGAGTAACACAGTGTCGAGAGCTTTGACTATCGGCTTAGCCTTAACGATGTAGGTGTTCTCGTCTTGCCCTCGCTGATAGATGCGGTCGCCACTCAGTAGCACCGCCAACGCACCCTTGTAGAAGTTCAAGTGCTTGGTGTCCTCGGGTTGGTCACTCTTGATTAGTTCCAAGAACTGCGACATACCTTCCTTGTATTCACTCGCCCTCTGCGTGCCGTAGTTGAAATGGCGTTGTGGCAAGTCGTGCATCCACCGCATGTGCCCAATTACCTTGTCGGGGTCGTTTCCCATCTCATCTAACTGCTTCTCCACACCGAACGCCACTTGCACCTCGTGCCAAGATATGCGGATACCACTAAGGCTGTTGTTGTAGTATTGAATTTGAATCTCCTCGGTGCGTAGGTTCACCACCCCTTTGAAGTAGGTTCTGAATTCCTTGTAGCGTGCCCTAACATTGTTAGCCTCCTGTCGGTTGAGATGCCATGCGTATTGCGTCTTAGCACCATCTACCACGCACCAGTTCCCCGCCCCGTCCAGTTTGAGCGTGAGTTTGTCCTTGCCCCGCACTGTGTAGCGTTTGTCCCCCAGTGTGATTACTGAAGTATTCCTAGATGCTTGCGCACCTACGCCAAGAACCCTGTGAAAGAATTGATGTGTGGATACTGTGCTGTATGCGTCAGGTGTGAGCACCACCCCACCATCGGGCTTGTATGTAATCACGGGTGATTTGTATAGCATGAACACTACATCATCCCCATCCATCTTGACCCAATAGGAGTCGGCATCACGCCTGTTACCCAAGGGTCGAATCTCGGGGTCTCGCCCACGAATGGGCTTGGTGCTGTCGTGTAGATTCTTTGCTAGTGCGTAGGTCTGAACCCGTGGCACACTCATTACTGTTGCATATCCCATTTCATTTCTCCCTTAGTGGATAAACTTTTATCTGCTTGAGCGTGGGGTAACTCGCCAAGAATCTCTTCTTCGCAAACTCCATACTCTTGCACTCGAATACTTCGGCGTGCCAATTACCGAATCGGGCACTCCACCCTGTTACATAGTATCTAGTCATCTTTCTGCCCTTTCCACATGGCGAGCCAATCGGCTTCGCTTCCTTGTTGATGCGACTCGAGCTGGTCTTCAATCGCTTGCAACTTCTCTAAGAACTCTAGATACTTGTTGCGTGTTGTTACGATTTGCTTGGTTGTCATGTCAGGGTTGCGTAGTGCTTTGAGCACTTGCTCTTCTAGGTTTCGCTTGGTATCCATTAGTTTTACTAATGCTTCCTGTGCTTCTCTATCTAACATTGTTATGCTCCAATCGTTTGTTGCTTGACCTTCACCTCATACCCTAGCATCTGTATGCGCTTTATGTCTTGAGGTAGTAGCGTCTTTGTTCCCGCTATCTCCGCAAAGATTTGCGCTTCCCCGCAGACTGGGTATATCTTGGATTGTCCGTATACATCTCTGACTTCCACAATAATGGTATTGTTTTGGTTTTCATTCATCTTCGCTCTCCTCAGGGGTGTTATCTTCCTCGACCCTAGTCAACCACGCATCCACCTCTGTGGCTACATAGTCGGGTATGTCGGTCAAAACTTCCTCAGTTCCGTCACTCCATACCACATTGATACTCCATGCGGAGATACGCTTTATGTTGCGGTTACTTTCGTGTATCCACTTGCCTTTGCTTTTATCTAACATTTCTTACCCTTTCATTTCTTGGTAAAGTGATTCGTCTTTGATGCCTTGCTCATACGCTTGCATCCATACTTCTTCAGCGAACGCAATCAGGGATACGCTCAGGGCTTCGTCGCTTTTGAGCACTCCTGTTTTCTCGGCTAGTTCTTGGAGCATATCCATTACTTCGCTCAGGGGTTGGTCTTGTATCGTCATGTGCGTAACTCCTTTTGGTTGGTTTGTTTGAGTGTTGTGGTTGCGCTGTTAGTAGTAACAAATTGGTAGTTGCCTTTGCCGTATTCTTGCACAATGCACCACGAACTACGCTCTGCTTTGGCTCTGTCCTCACCGCAAAACAAACACACTTTGTATCCTAGTTGCCAACGCGAGATGTGAACATCATCACCGCAGTCGGTGCATTCTCTCCAGTCTAGGTCTAACATTGTTATGCCTCCTCAGTTTCGTTGTAGTTGAGGGCTTCGGTCAGGACATTGCCGAGGTATAAACCTCCGAACAAAATGGATGCTTTGTGCAGATAGCCGTCATCAGTAAAACCGAACACAATAAAAAGAACACCAATGATGGTGAAGAAGATGAGATGAATCGGTCGAGCAGAGCGCATAGATACCTTTCTGTGGTTGTTGTGTTACCCATAACAATGTTAGGGGTGCTTTGGTTGGGTGTTGTTACACTTTCCCTTCCAATATATATTATACCACGAAGTTATACCAATGTCAAGTAAACGGGTCTTGGGTCAGACTAAAGAGCAGGGTTGAATGTTATGGATGTGATGTTATGGAAATGGTGCTTTGTTACGGGTTTGGGGAATAGTGTGTAACATTAGAAATGGCTTAACCACGCGGAAAAATGGCTAATTGTTATATTGTTATAATGTTATGAGTATATGTATATATCCCACCAAAATGAGTTTGCGTAGTATGAATTGCACTTGCTGTCCTTGACGCTCTTTTTCATTTTGGTGGACTTCCATATATGTCGTGTAACATTGTAACATATAACAATGTAGCATCCATGCGGGTTAGCGGGGAGGTGTCGTGTAACATTGCATAACATTAGGCTGAATTGCATAACATTGTTAGGGCTACCCCCGCACAGAGAACTGGTTCACCGAATTGTCGTCAGGGTATGCTGTGCGATGACAATTAGACTCAGGGCTACCCCCGCACAGAGAACTGGTGCAGTGGTTATTGGCGTAAGCGCAAAAAAGCCCTAACAATGTTAGGGCAGGTGTAGACGCAAAAAAGCCCCGACGAATCGGGGCTTGGGTTAAGTTAGTGGATACTTACTTAACTATTGCGGATAGGTCAACACCCATTGCAGTTAGTGCGGATGCCATGTGCGTCATGGCTTGCTGTTGTTGCGTGCTCAGAGATTCCTCACGCTTACCCGCACGATACAGAGCGGTCAAGTCCTCGATTAAGCGCAACTGAAAACTGCGGGTTGATTTCTTTTTACCCGCTTCGTCAGTCGCACCTACTGCGTGAGCACGACCTTCGGCACGCACCCGTGTCCATACTACGCTAGGGTTTTTATGTCCCGCTTTGCGTAACACATCACGGAATTTTGTGGCTTCCGCAAGTGTAGGCTTTGCTTCCTCTGACAAGTCGGTATGTTCTACTTCGTGCCAGTCCTCAGGTAGTTCAGAGCACAACTTGACCGCATACATTTTGACCGCACCATACTGGCGTTTGTGTGCGTCACCGACTGCGTCACGCAGTTCGTCAAGTGTAGGGTTGCTAGGGCTAACAATGTTATGTGTGAGATTAGTCATTTTAAATACCTTTTAAAACAATGTGCGTCAAAGTGATTTTTGATTGGCACATATATATTATACCACAAAGTTATATATAAAGCGTAAACAATAATTAAATGTGGGGTATGGCTAACATTGTTAGGCGGGACACGCTACAGCGACCCCCACCACCCCAAAATTGAGCGCAGGGGAGGTAGGGCCCCATACACAGTGTGTTGCACAATCAATTCACATTTTTGTATTTTGTATAACAATACCCCCTCCCCCCTTTGCTTTTGGTGGGATAAGTCTGAGTTACCCAACCATAGAAACACCCCCCGTCACTTTTTATTTCGCTGCACCCCCACCCCTATATTTTTTCTGTTACAGTTCGGCCATTCCCAATTCACTTTGGTGCCTATGTTAAATATTGAGCCAACTGCGGAGCATCCAATTCCGTTTGATCTATCCGATGAGCAGCCTAAGACTCATGCGGATAGCGTAGCTATTGCTATTAACACAGCAGACCTAATCGAGCAACTCGACGGTTGTTTAGACTACGACGACAAATCGCTCGCGCAAGCGGGTAAGCTAATAGTAGGAACAGAGAAGTCAGCTACTCCCAAGACAGTATCTATATCAGGACAGGCCAAAGCTGCGTCGGTGCTGATAAAACAATTTGATTTTCAGGCATTCAGTGACCAGCTGCAAGCCCGCAACTTCATAACAAACAAACTTATAACATTAGCGGACAGTGGCGACCCTAAGGTGGAGTTGAAAGCATTGGAGTTGCTAGGTAAGCACTCCGATATTGGTCTATTTACTGAGCGCAGCGAGATAACAATCCACCATACAACGTCCGGTTCGTTAGAAAACAGTATTAAAGAGCGTATAAAACGCTTGATGAATGCGGATGTTACAGATATTAAGCCAAATTTGGTCGATACACTGGACGAACTGGATGAATATGTACAGAAAACGCCAGAAAATGAACATGTGGACAACGACGTGTCTACAAAAGAGCAAGAATGAGCACAAATATCTCGCTCAAAGACGTCGAAGCCCTAATAAATAGCGGCAAACTGACCGATACAGACCTGCGGGTGTTAGAAGCCCAGCTCACAAAGCTAGAAAAGCTCAAAGATAGGGAGCTTTCACAGCAAAAGTTCATTAAATTTACCGAGAGGGTGTGGCCTACGTTCATTTCTGGCGCACACCACAAGCGAATGGCCGAAGCCTTTGAAAGGGTAGCGAATGGAAAATGTAAGCGCCTTATTATCAACATGCCCCCTCGTCATACCAAGTCTGAGTTCGCTTCATATCTACTTCCAGCGTGGTTTCTGGGGAAGTTTCCGCACAAAAAGGTTATTCAAGCATCACATACTGCTGAGTTAGCCGTTGGTTTTGGTCGTAAGGTGCGTAACTTAGTAGATTCCGAGGTTTACAACGAGATATTCCCTGATCTGCACTTACAAGCGGACTCAAAAGCTGCGGGGCGGTGGAATACATCCAAGGGCGGTGACTATTTTGCGATCGGTGTGGGTGGTGCTGTTACAGGTAAGGGTGCTGACGTACTAATAATAGACGACCCGCATTCAGAACAAGAAGCTGCGATGGCGGCGGGCAACCCAGATGTATACGATAAGGTGTACGAGTGGTATACGTCCGGTCCGCGCCAGCGTCTTCAGCCGGGCGGTGCTATTGTTATAGTTATGACTCGGTGGAGCCAGCGGGATTTGACTGGTCAGGTGATTAAAGCCGCCGCTGCACGTAACGGGGAAGAGTGGGAGGTCATTGAGTTCCCTGCAATTCTGCCAAGTGGTAACCCGTTGTGGCCTCAGTTCTGGAGTCTTGAGGAGTTGTCCGCACTCCAGCGGGAATTGCCAAATGCCAAGTGGCAGGCGCAGTACCAGCAGAACCCGGTTGGTAACGAGAGCGCGATCGTCAAGCGAGACTGGTGGAAAATATGGGACAAGCCAACACCACCGCCATGCGAGTACATACTTCAGACATGGGACACCGCGTTTGAAAAAAACAATCGGGCTGACTATTCAGCGGGCACGACGTGGGGGATTTTTAATTACGACGAAGACCACGGGATGCCAAACATCATCTTGCTCAACACTTATAAGAAGCGAGTTGAGTACCCAGACTTGAAGCGCGATGTGTTGGCGGAGTATCACGAGTTTGAACCGGACGGGGTGCTTATAGAGAAGAAAGCATCCGGAGCTCCGTTGATCTACGACCTTAGAGCGATGGGTATACCTGTGCAGGAGTACACGCCTAGCAAGGGGCAAGACAAAATTGCCCGTCTCAACGCAGTATCAGACATAATCGCGTCTGGGAAAGTGTGGGTGCCTGAGACGCGTTGGGCAGAAGAGTTAGTAGATGAGATCGCCGAGTTCCCCTCAGGCGCTCATGATGACTTGGTTGACGCGACAACATTAGCACTGATGAGATTCAGACAGGGTGGGTTCTTACGCTTACCGAGCGATGAGCCCGAAGATGTAAAGTACTTCAAAGGGTACTCTCGTGACAAATACTACACCGTTTAAGGATTGATATGGCAACAGGAATGATGGACAAGGGTTTATATCAGGCACCTATGGGTCTCTCCGACCTAAGCGAGCAGCCAGACTTGGAGATCGAGATTGAAGACCCAGAAGCTATGGCTATTCACGCAGGTGATATAGAGATTCAACTCAAGCCCGAGAAAGAAACAGCGGAAGACTTTGATGCCAATCTTGCCGAGTACATGGACGACGGAGAGTTGTCTGGTCTAGCGGAGGAGTTAGTAGGTGACTTTGATAAAGATCAGATGGACCGCAGAGATTGGATCAAGACGTATGTTGATGGTCTGAAGTTACTGGGTTTGAACTACGAAGAAAGAACTGAACCTTGGCAGGGCGCGTGTGGTGTGTTCCACCCCATGTTGACTGAGTCTGTTGTTAGATTCCAGAGTGAAGCAATGATGGAGACGTTCCCAGCGATGGGTCCAGTCAAGACGCAGATTATTGGCGCTATTGATTTGCTCCGTGAAGAAGCAGCCGCGCGCGTGCGCGAGGACATGAATTACCAACTCACCGACGTAATGACTGAGTACAGGCCAGAGCACGAGAAGATGTTGTGGTCTCTGCCCTTGGCAGGTAGTGCGTTCAAGAAAGTTTACTTCGATCCGGGTAAGGGTCGTCAAGTAGCAGTGTTCATTCCAGCAGAAGATATTGTTGTGCCGTTTGGTGCGTCCAGTATTGAGGATGCCGAGCGGGTTACGCACGTTATGCGTAAGACTGAGAACGAGGTTATCAAGTTACAAGAAGCGGGCTTTTACTGCGATGTAGATTTAGGTGAGCCCGGTTATGAGTTAGATGATATTGAGAAGCAGAAAGCTGAAGAGACAGGCATGTCTGCGACGCAGGATGATCGCTTTCGCATCCTCGAGATGCACGTCAACATTGATCTAGTAGGCTTTGAGCACACTGATAAAAAAGGTCGTGAGACAGGTATCGCTCTGCCGTATGTTGTTACCATAGAGAAGACCTCACGCACTATTCTTGCTATTAGAAGGAATTGGTATGAAGATGACGTACTCCACACGAAGCGCCAGCATTTTGTGCACTATCAGTACATCCCCGGTTTTGGATTCTACGGATATGGGCTTATCCATCTCATTGGAGGTTACGCCAAATCAGCAACCATGCTCATCCGTCAATTGGTTGACGCTGGCACTCTCTCAAACCTGCCCGGAGGACTTAAATCACGGGGTCTTCGCATTAAGGGTGATGACACACCGATTCAGCCCGGAGAATTTAGGGACGTAGATGTCCCTTCCGGAAGTATCCGTGACAACATCTTACCGCTTCCGTACAAGGAGCCGTCACAAGTATTGATGGCGTTGTTCCAGCAGATCGTGCAGGAAGGCCGTGCCTTCGCATCGAGTGGAGATATGAACGTGTCTGACATGAGCACAAACGCTCCTGTTGGTACAACACTAGCTCTACTAGAGCGCACACTAAAAGTGATGACGGCTGTGCAGGCTCGCTTGCACTATGCGATGAAACAAGAGTTCAAGTTACTCAAGGTAATCATTGCTGACTACACACCAGATGAGTATGACTACAAGCCTGAAGAGGGTAACCGCAAGGCTAAGAAGTCTGACTACGACTCTACAGAAGTTATTCCTGTTAGCGATCCAAACGCCGCAACGATGGCGCAGAAGATTGTTCAGTACCAAGCTGTTTTGCAACTAGCACAACAAGCACCGCAACTATATAACTTACCGTTACTGCACCGCCAGATGATAGAGGTGTTAGGTATCAAGAACGCTAATAAGTTAGTGCCTGTTGAAGAAGACGCAGTGCCGACAGATCCAGTGCAGGAGAACCAGAATCTGCTCATGGGTAAACCTGTTAAAGCGTTCATTGAACAGAATCACGAGGCACACATCCAAGCGCACATGTCTGCTATACAGAATCCGAAGATTCAGCAGTTGATGCAGATGAACCCACAAGCGCCAGCAATCATGGCAGCAGCTATGGCGCACATCAATGAGCACATTGCGTTTGAGTATCGCAAGCAGGTGGAGATGCAGATTGGTCACCCACTTCCCGGCGAAGAACAAAACAAGCACATGCCTCCAGAGTTGGCAGATCAAATTGCTATGGCCACAGCCCAAGCGTCACAACAGTTGTTACAGCGCGATCAACAACAAGCGCAACAGAAACAAAACCAGCAACAAATGCAAGACCCAATCATTCAGATGCAGCAACAAGAGTTGCAGTTGAAACAGCAAGAATTCCAGTTGAAGCAACAGAAGCAGCAGATTGACGCCGCAGCTAAAGCCGATCAGTTGGAGATTGAGAAGTCACGGATTGAAGCACAGATGCAGATTGCAGCGATGCAGGTCAGTGCTACAGCAGCAGGTAAGAAAGACCAGCTTGCTAGACAACAAGAAACTGAAGGTGTACGCATGGGCCTTGATGCTGCTAAACACAAAGCGCAAATGGCTAATCAGCGTCTACAGACGCATATGCAGAGTAAACAGAGACAACAATCCCCTAAGAAGGAGAGTAAATGAGTTCACAAGCGTTTCAGTATTTAGCCAAGGAGATTGACAAGCTCCGTGGCGATCAAGTTTCCTTCCTCGCTGGAGGAGGTGCAAAAGACTTTGCCGAGTATCGGCATGTCTGCGGGGTCATCCGGGGTCTGACTCATGCAGAGCAACTTGTCAAAGACCTCGTGCAAAAAATGGAGTATTCCGATGAGTGAGTTTGATGTTTCCGCTGTAGACCTGTCTGGCATTCTCAATACGAGTAATGAAGACAAGGCGAAACAGTTGCCCGACCCATCCACCTATTACATGCTGACAGTCGTTCCCGAAGCGATCGAAGAATATGCAGATAGTGATGTGGGTATCGTCAAGTCCAGTCAATCTATGTATTACGAAGAAGTGCTGACCCCAGTACTGTTTGTAGTAAAGATGGGACCTGATTGCTATAACGACGCTACCCGCTTTCCAAGTGGACCTAGCTGCAAAGTTGGCGACTTCGTTGTTGTCCGCCCCAATTCAGGCACCCGCCTGAAGATTCACGGTCGTGAGTTCCGCTTGATTGCGGATACCTCAGTAGAGGCTGTTGTGGAAGACCCGCGCGGTATCACCCGTGCTGCATAAGGAGTAAATCATGGCATTACCTGAGTTTGAGTTACCCGATCCTGATAAAGAGGATATTGCTGCTGAAGACGACAAGTTTGAAGTAGAAATTGAAGACGATACCCCCAAGGAAGATAGACGTCGCCGTCCAGACCCCGAAGGCCCACCTGAAGACCCAACAGAAGACGAACTTAGTTCGTACGACGAAAAGGTACAGGCGCGTATCAAGAAGTTCACCCGTGGTTACCACGATGAACGCCGAGCAAAAGAGGAAGCCCTGCGGGAACGCGAAGCGGCAGAATCTTTTGCCAAACAAGTGTTTGAAGAAAACAAACGTCTTCAACAGCAGCTATCAACTGGTAGTAAAGCATACATTGAGCAGTCTCAAACTTCTGCGGACATGGCTTTGGTAAATGCCAAGAAAAAGTACAAGGAAGCATATGAGAACGGTGATGTAGACGCTATCACTGATGCCCAAGCAGAAATTGCACAAGCTACTTTAAAATTAGACAAAGCCCAAGGGTTGCGTCCAATAGAAGTAGAAGAAAAGGAGTACACTCCTCCAAAATCAGAGACATCTCAGCTTAACCCCCGCACTCAAAAGTGGGTAAATTCCAACAATGATTGGTGGGGAATTGATGATGAGATGACTATGGCTGCGATGGGTATTGACAGGAAGTTACAAAAGCTGTATGGTCCTGACTATGTAGGTACTGAGAAGTACTTCGAAACCATCGACAAAACGATGCGCAAAAGATTTCCTGAACATTTTGAAGATGTTCAGAGCGAAGAGGAAGATACACCGCCTCCAAAGAAAAGAGTATCAGAACCGGTTGATGAGGATGATGAACCCCCACGCCGTGCACAAAAAATCACTACAGTTGTAGGCGCAGCCTCACGTAGTACTCCGCCTAATCGTATTAGATTAAAGGCATCCGAAGCAGCGATCGCTCGCCGTCTTGGGGTTCCGATTGAAGAATATGCGAAACAGGTTGCACAACTTAAAAGAGGTTAAAAATGGAACAGGTAAAAACTGAAAAGGCTGAAAAAGCACAGAATCGTATGACTCGTGAGTTAGATGCTGTAGAAACGCGTGTAGCAATGCAACGTCCTACATCATGGCAGGCTCCCGAAACATTACCTTCACCTAATCCGCGTCCGGGAATTACACACCGCTGGGTAAGAACCAGCATGATGGGACAGCCCGACGTACAAAACATCTCTGGCAAGTTGAGAGAAGGATATGAACCCTGTAAAGCAGAAGATTATCCTGAAATGATGATGCACGCTTCTACCGAAGGTCGCTTTATAGGCAACATTGAGGTGGGA